GAAATAAATTCTAACTTACAAAATTACTATCATAAAAACCTTTTATGCCCACAAGATAGTAAAATAAATGCTATGCGTTTTGTTGCGGGAGAAAAACTAGAAGCACTTGCAGTCTATTCAGGATTACAATCTAGCCAAACTTTTAATTGGGATCGTTTAGAGGGTATTCCAATGGGTAATTCACTAGAGATATTTAACATTAATGGTTTTGACGCACACGATCAATTTACAAAAGCTATGCAATCAATTCCCCTTAATTTGCAATCACCAACATACAACCTTATTGTTAATGACCAACCTGTAGGAAGGCGTAAAGGCATGGATAATTTAAAGGAAAGCCTTGATTGTTTAAGAGATTTCTTTAAGATTGGATAGCCCTCATTACGCTTTCTGAGGGCATCTTTAACAAAGTGATATGGCTTTAGTTTATTTACTTAGTCGTTTTATCTTTGTTTTATACTTCTTAATGTAGGTGTGAGCAGTTTTTTGTTTAGTTTCCCACCTACTTAGAAGTTTTTCAAGATTGCTTATCTTTTTAGCAACCTTCTCATCTTTAGTTAGGATCGGTTTACTTTTAGGCTTTAATTTGCCCTCTAACCAACATTGATCCATAACATATTGACCTATTTCAAGTTCAATCTCAGCTTGTCTTTGAGAATGATCTCTACTTGCATTTGGATTTTGAAAATCATAAATCCTATGTGAAACATCATGGACTAATCTTCTCCAACCTTTCCAAAGAGAACTTGAGTTGCCTGATAAAGCAATCCAACATCTTCTAGGTCTTGTTCTACCAGCTATTAACTTTTTTGTTATCCATTTAGTATTAGATAAGTTTCTAACTTTCTTCTTACCAAATTTATTCATTAAAAGTTTATAAGCCTTAAATGCTTCTTCTTTAGTTATGTAAGGAAGTTCTTTTGGAAATTGTCTATTAACTTTTCCATAAGTTCCTCTCATTTTTTTTTGATACTGTTGAGATATACTTAATTGTTCTGATATCTCACTAGCACCATAAGATTGTATCATCATTATGATTTACCTTTCTTATTAAAGCCATATTCACAATGTTAAAGAGCATAATTAAATTCCTAAAAATTTAATTTATGATCTATTATATCATATTGGTTTTTTCGTTTTTTGCATTTTTGCCAATTTTGATCGTTTTTGTAAATTTTGAAAAAAATAATTATTAGCCCATAATAAATTAGGTGCGACAACTTTACTTAAAAAAGTTCTTTTTTGGATTTTTACCATTTTTGTTCTAAGACTGTTCTATTTAGATATTGGATCGTAAATGGTAGAACTTTTTTAAGGTGGAATTTTACGCCTAAATCTTATTATGAACGCCTATATAAATTTATGGGTGTCAGTTTTATCTAGAAACATATTAGACGCAACATTTAGAACTAGCCCCAATTTCGATATCTCAGATCATGTGCTTTGTGCGGAAGCTAAAGCATGGATAAATAGTAAAAGTTTTAAATATATTTGTATGCTTATCAATATTGAATCAGACATTGTGGTAAAAATTTATGAAAAAATCAATAAAACAAGAAAAAAAATCAGTCAAAGCGAAGCCTACGAAATCGTCAAAAAAGCCATTGAGCGACATATTACTTGATAAAGATATTAAATGCAGTCTTTTTATCCATAATGACCAAGAAGATAACAATAATGTAATAATTGTATTTCAAGGCTTTGATAATAAAGATGAATGTATGAAATTTGTAGAAAACTACAAATCAGATCATGATGAATTTAAAGAAGTAGATCAAGAATATTACGGAACTGAATATACAATCCATTAAATACATACTTAAAAGCCCTATAAAGAGCTTTTAACTATATATTTAAAAGTCTAATCTAAATGAAAATTCTATTTTTAAATCTTCACAATAATTATTTTGTTCGGCATGGTGTTTTAAAATAGAATAAAGCTCACCAAGATCATAACAAGTTTTATAAGTTTCTAAGACTTTTGTTTCTATTTTTGGCTTTTTATAAGGGATATGTTTTTGTTTCTTGTTATCGTAATATCCATTTTCTTTATCTACTCTTACTATTTTTAAGTTTTCATAAGTTATCATTATAATTTACCTCTCTTTTTTTGTTTTTCCATTTCTGAAATTCATGGTTAGCAAAATTATCGTGAATTTTTGCGTAAATTTCGTATTGTAATTTATTTTTATCTTTCATATTTTCAAAATAATCAGATAAATATTTGGCTTGTTCTTCTGTAAAGTTAATATTAATCATCATTTACCTCGCTTTTATTATTACTAAAATAATCAACAGATAAGATCTTATTAACTCTTTTAAGTTCCTTTAATCTGTTAATGCGTTCCCTATGGTATTCGTAGCTTGTTTTACCATTATTGAAACGATATTTATCATTACTGACAAATTCTTTTTTTTCGGTTTTATTCATTTCTATCATTTAAGAAATCATCAAATAAATTTTGAGCTAACAAACTGCATTGTTCGGCAAAATAATCCTCATTGTTCGAAACAAAATTATCCCATTCATCTTCTGATATTTTATGCTCATTCTTAGAGTCTAAATGATCTAATTCTATATATTGATATAATGAATTAATTGGAATTAAATAATTTTCGTCTATTTGTTTTTTTAGTTTTTCTAATTCATTCATTTTCTTTTATCCTCGCTTTCTTTCTTGGCTCTTTTATAAAGTTTGTAAGATACATAAAAGAATACAATCAATAAAATTATGTCCGCACCATTAAATCCTTGTAAAAACATTTTATTAACTCGCTTTCTTCAATATCATTATAGATATTGATCTAAGGGCTATTAAAAGCCCTTAAATAAATACCTAATTATAATTTATTATTATTGATTGATCCTTTACATCATCAAGGAATATCTCTTTATTATTTAACTTTCTACCAAGATTTATTAAATAATGTGCTAAATCCTCGCTGATACCATGAACATCTGCAATAGCTTGAACTGTCATGTAGTTATTAAAATAATCAATATAAAATTCTGTTGCGTTTATAGTTCTTAACATTGTCTAAAACGCTTGAATGATTATTGCTTCACTATTTGGCACTTCAATAACAGTGGTATGATCTCGTAATTGTTCAAGACTGTTCACACTGTCGTATTGATCCAAACATTCTTCAAGAGTGTCATACTCATCAAAATCACATCTTAACGCTATCGGATCAAACTTCAGTTCAGTGTCGCAACTTTCTTCATATTCTGTTAAATAGTCAAACAAAGCAAAAGCACCGAGCCTACTAAAGCCGTGTTGTTCTTTTGCCATTTCATCAACGAATTGATATTGTGTAATTGTATCTTTCATTTGATACCTCGCTTTCATTATCTATAATAAATCAAATATATATTAATAAGTCAAGTAGAATAATTGACAAAATACGAAAATAAAAGAAACATTGACATAATAAGGAATAATTAAGAATGACAAAAGGCGGGAAGAATTACAATAGAAATAATGTCAAATCTATACGAATATTAATTAAACCTAATAGAAAGAATAAAAGAATATATAATGTTTACTAATGATCTTAGTTATAGAGTAATAAGAAAGCTAATAGATAAAACTATTTATATTGTTAATGAAAGCATTGATATCATTCGCTTATGTTATGTCAGTATTAAGATTAATAGGATTAAGAATAGAAAGTAATTACATTATATAATAAAACAATCTACAAACTCCTTATAAGACGGATAAACAATATAATTACAGTCATAAAGCTACATAAATAAACATATATTAAACACTATTACTACTATTGGCTTATTTATTGGTTAAGAACTGCACCAACAAAACAGATTATTTATATATTTGCTATATATACAAACAGAATACGAACAAACCCCCATTGGTCTATGACTATAGTCATTGTGACCAACTTTAACTCAGGGGGCAAGTCTCTAAAGGCTTTAAAAATGACAATGGATTTTACATTAGAAAAAGATATGATTCCTGAAGGTAAACTACATTCGGAATTTACAATTCTGAATTGGGATAGAAAAAAAGAAATGCAAAAAAGAGTTTGTTTATATTGCGATGGTTGGGGTACATTTGCGATACAACCTAAAGGTGCATATAGACAGTTCTATTTTTTATGTGGAGATCATTATTCAAGTGAAAAAAAAGCAAAATAAGAAGCCTGTAGGCAAAAAAGTAAATATTATGAACATCTTGCTTCAAGATATATCGGACAGGTCTCCTGTGGTGCAGAACTCAGGAAAAAACCTAGTATCTGATCGGAGTGTAGCCCGTATGAGTGACTACCTAAAAGGGGATAAGAAAGATGAAGCATGAGTTTCATAACTGTACCATTAACCTTAAAAGAAGCTAACGAGTTCGTTACAACACATCATAGGCATAACAAAAAATGTCAAGGACATAGATTTTCTATTGGCTGTATTAAAGATAATGATATGGTTGGAGTTGCTATATGTGGCAGACCATTATCAAGAAGGCTAGATAGCCAATTCGTATTAGAAGTTCTAAGAGTTTGCATTAAAGATCCAGCACCAAAAAATGCTTGTTCTTACCTTTATGCTAGAGCATGGAAAATATGGCAATCAATGGGTGGTAATAAAATATTAACATACACCCTTGCTAGTGAAAGTGGAGCAAGTATGAGAGCTGTAGGGTGGGATAAAGTTTCAGAAACAAAACCCTTGTCTAAAAATGCTAAAGGGTGGGAAACAAGAGACAATAGACAAACACAACCTGTTAATTTCCAACTTAAATTTAGATGGGAAAAAGAACTAACAGTATGAACACGATAACGATTCCGTATAAGCCTAGAGAATTACAACAACAAGTTCATAAGAATTTAAAAAGATTTAATGTATTAGTCTGTCATAGACGTTTTGGTAAGACAGTGCTGACAGTCAATGAACTGATTAAGAAGTGCTTACAATGTCCTCTACCAAGACCACGATATTATTATATAGCACCGACATACAGCATGGCAAAAAGGATAGCTTGGGATTATCTCAAGTATTACACATCTGTTTTGCCTAATATGGATTATCACGAAACCGAACTCAGAGCCGAACTACCCAATGGTGGTAGAATACAGCTACTAGGGTGTGAAAGACCACAAACCTTAAAAGGATTGTATATAGATGGCGTAGTCTTAGACGAGGTAGCCCAAATGCCTCCTAAGATGTGGACTGAAGTTATCAGACCAGCCTTATCAGACAGAGAAGGTTTTATGATTGCGATTGGTACTCCCGCTGGTCATAATTCCTTCTTTGATCTTTACAATCATGGTATGCACAATGATAAATGGTATGCAACTAAGTTTAAAGCAAGTGAGACTAAAGTCGTTAAAGAAGAAGAATTAGCGGAAGCAAAAAAATTAATGCCTCCTGAGATATACGAGGCAGAATATGAATGTAGTTTTGAAAGCTCTGCAATCGGAGCTATCTACTCACAAGGTTTAAACAAAGCAGACGAAGATGATAGAGTAACATCTGTACCTTATGATCCTACATTAAAGGTTTCTACCTTTTGGGATTTGGGAATGGCAGATAAAACTTCTATATGGTTCTGTCAGCAAAAAGGAACAGCAATACACCTTATAGACTACTTTGATGATAGTGGTGAGTCACTAGAATACTACGCTGGAGTTCTTGATGCTAGAGGCTATGTGTACGATACACACTACCTACCACACGATGCTAATGTGCGAGAAATTGGAACTGGTAAATCAAGAGTAGAAATAGCACAAAGTTTAGGTCTATCGACAAGCATTGTACCCAAGATGAGTGTCGAAGATGGTATTAACGCAGTCAGAATGACATTAAGACGTTGTTGGTTTGACTTTTAAAACACAAAAGATGGA